TATCGTTGTACTTATGGAAACCTTCTCCATCTCTACCATCATCGTTGAAATCGTACACTCTATACTGATTTTCATATTCATCTTCATAGTCATCATATTCATCCCATCCTTTTCCATTATCGAAAATAAAATCTTGATCTTCTGGTTCCACTTCTGGATTTCCAGATTCAATGTAATGCTTACGTTTGCCAGCACGACGCCTCAATCGCTTCCCCCGGGCTACTCTGCCTTGTGGTTCTGCTGTCGTTGTTGCTGTCGCTGGTGTTTCCGCTACTTTTAAATTTTCGGTTGGTACCGCCAATACTGTTTCTTCCACAGTAGGGTTAGATAACGCCATCCCGGTTGGGATTGCGATAACTAAAATTGCCAATGATAACATTGAGAAAATTGGTATTCTATTACGATGAATTTTCTTTACCAATGACCGTGCCTGCCTGTACGGCGACACTGCCAAGGGGTAAGCAATTGCTTCAGGATGATTTACTCTTTCCGCCTCTGTAATACGATGGCGGCGTGTTGTTGATATTCCTTCAACCTCATCCACGACCGGAATCGTAATAATAACTTCCGGATTTTCTACTTCAAATGAGTACACATTTTCATGTACCCATAAAGCCAATGACACACAAGCATTCCAAAAATAGCTCTGTTTCATTCCCTGCGGAGCCAACTTAATATGATAATCACTTGGTTCTTTATCAGTAACCACAAGTGTTTCACGATCAAGTTCAATCTTACCATTAGTACTGGTTTCTGAACATGATTCAATCAATGTATAGTCTGGTCCATCAGGTTTCTTAAAACCATGTTGGTCAAAACGCTTGTCATCTAACTCCGGAAAAACCATTTTAAGGTCATCTGGGCTCAATTTCATAAAATCTTGATGCGTCATCTTACTTGAATTCTCCTTGCCATGTATTTCTATTAGAGAAACATCACACAAATCGTCTTCTTCAAATGACTCACTTTCGTGAAAAGCATCCGCTGGAACTAAACCTAATCCAAACCTTTCTCCATTTTTCCGAGAAAGACCAGATTCATACAAGTCCTCAATTCCTTGCGCTTGTTTGCTAGGATTGTCAAGCATTTCTTTTTCCACTCTCTTCACAAGATCTGGAATTTTCTCTTCCTTCTTACTTTCAGGAACAAAAATTGCTTGATAACGTTTCTTCAAATCGTTAATACGTTGTTTTTCCTCTTCTAAGTCACGACGTGGAATTACCCTCGCCTGCGCAACAACATCTTCACCTTTTGCATTTGCTTCTGTGAATTGTTTCTTAACTGCGTCCATTTCCTTAAAAAGGTTTTCAACATAATCCTTTTCAGTATCAGTCTTAGCAAACTTCATTGCCTCCCGGTATGATTCTTCATCAACCGGTAAATCCTCGAATGAAACTTCACCTTTCCACCACTTGTACAACCAGTTTGAAAACCAGGTAAAAGTAGTGAATTGGCGCAGCACATCCATGACTGGCCTACAATATTCGTACATCTTCTTCGCTCCGAATATTGGTGCTAGCAATATCATTCCAATTGCCATAATTCCGTTAAGAGCAAACCCCGAACGATTCGCATCACCTCGCCATCCTTGTGGTGACAACACACTAGTTGTGTGTTTCATTGTATACCACATAGTAACAAGGGGAGCAAAAATACCCAAACCCATTAGAACTTGCTGAATAATTGTCAATTTCTTGGAATTTGCAGCATGATCCTGGTACTCG